CCCAGTCCTCTTTGAACCAATCAAAGATACTTGGCTTGATATTGTTGGATACTCAGTAATAGCAATTATGTGGATACATGATTGGTTTTTATTGGAATTAAAACAAAACAGCACAAGCACATCTAGCCACTAGGAGAACAAAGTGAGCAATGGAACAAGCGTTACCATCGTAGGTAACTTAACAAAAGACCCAGAAGAGCGGGCAACGATGAACGGGGGAGCAATCACAAGTTTCTCCGTCGCATCATCCCGCCGTTGGAAAAACAAAAACGATGAATGGGAAGAAGAAACTTCCTATTTTGATGTAACAGCATGGGCAGAACTTGGCAAAAACGCAGCCAAGTCACTCAAGAAGGGCAACCGCGTCGTAGTGGTTGGTCGTCTTAAACAAGAATCATGGTCAGATAAAAACGGAGATAAGCGAAATAAAATTGTCGTAATCGCCGAAGATATCGGGGCATCGGTTCGTCTAGCAAGCATCCCTCAGATTGTTAAAAATGAATCTAACGGCAACTACGGTCGTTCAGAAGCACCAAAACAACCAGTATGGGATGACCAAGAAGAGCCTTTCTAGGAGACTACCCTTCCTGGACAGTTAACACCTTTTAGTCTTGCATTAACCCGTTAAACGGTGAGCATTATTAGGAGGTGACCTATCTCGGTGAGTGGGAATCGACTAGTGCTCCGCGTATTGGTTGATTCCCATTTCACTAGTGGTAGTAAGTGAAAGAAATTATGGAAACCAAAATTAATTTATTCTATATTATACCATGCTTGGTATTAATGATTATCGGATTCTTGTCGGTCAATTTAGTGGCTGGCAAATGGAGACAAAACATTGCCTTCTCGTCGCTTTTGGGTGGGTGTGCATTTTTGACACTAGGCGGATTTCTAATCGCCGAGGCTATCGGCTTTTTATGCTTATCAGCAGTATTGTTAATTATTGCGCTCCTATTCGGCTACGACAACAGAGGTTAATGAATGCCATTTCTAAGTTCCTTTTCTGGTCATACACCAGACGGCTTCATTGAGTCAAAGCGCTCCGTCTATGTTCCGACTACTGGGTATTCCCAGAGTGGAAAACCATACAAGGACAACTGGGATGTAAATCGCGGCATCGAAGACGCCCTAGAGAAAGTTACCTGGGCTTACAAGGCTGCATACGCCATTGCATCTAATGCAGCACGACTTAGCATAGACCTTCGTACTGAAAATCCGCGAAGTGGCGAGATTCAAAAAAAGACCACAGTTATAAATCTTCTAAACCATAAAGCAAATGATTACCAAGATGCTTTCACATTTAGATTTATGCTTTCACAGCAAGTTCTTTTGTCCAAAAAAGGTGCATTTGTGGAAGTCGTAAGGAACAAAGTCGGCGATGCAATCAGTTTTAACCTTCTCCCCCCAGCAATCACATATCCAATTCCAGACCCAGTAAAGTTTGTAAGCGGATATGTTGTTGAATTAGGAGCAGGTCAACAAAGAGTTTTAGCACCAGAATCGGTTATCTGGATTAAGGTTCCTCATGCAACTGACCCATACAAGGGTCAAACACCACTTGATGCCGCTGGATTAGCGATTGAGTATGATTATTATTCTAAAATATATAACCGTAACTTTGTAGTAAACGACAACCGTCCAGGCGGAATCCTTGTTGTTAACGGCGAAATGGGTGATGTTGAAGCCGAAGAAATTAGCCGCAGATTCGCAGGCACAACTGGAAGCAGTATTGGTGGAGCAGGTCGCACAACCGTTATGTCTGCAGACGCCGCTACATGGATTGATACATCAACCAGCCAGCGTGATGCTCAATACACAGAAGCCCGTCAACTCAACAAAGACGAAATACTTCTTGCCTTTGGTGTCCCAGAGTCAATTCTTGGAAATGCATCAGGACGGACATTCGCAAACTCCGATGTTGAAATGGATATCTTCTGGCGTGAAACAATGCTTCCTCACCTCACGCTCATTGAGAGGGCTTTTGACCGCCTAGATGATGACCCAAACACATTTTACTCACATGACCTTTCTTCAGTCGCTACGCTCGATAGAGACAGCCGTGAGAGGGCTGCATACCATCTTGAGGAACTCAAGCAAGGCGCTATCTCAATTGATGAATACCGCTTGCTGACTGGACGCAATGCAGTAGGAATTAATAACTTGCTCGTTCCGACAAACCTTTCTCCTGTTATTCTCCAAGTTGACTCGGCTGGTGCTGGAGTAGAACCAGGAGATACTGCTGCAGGAAGCAGGCTTAACCCAGCACAACGCCCTGGAAGACCACCTAAAAATCCAGGAAAGCCTTCTGGAACAGTAACTAGCGATGTGGATGTTTCTGGACGAACCAGTAACGGACCAGCCCCAATTTCTGTTAGCCCTGCACCAATGAGCGAACTTGCTCTTGATATCCAAGAAACAAAAGAAGAAGACAATTTAGCGGAACGCCGCTATCGTCACATTCAGCGCATGGAGCGCAGTGTTGCTCTTCAAATGGGGGCAATGTTTAAACGCCAACGCCGTGTAATTATGGAAAAAGCATCATCCAGGAAAATTAAAGACAAATGGGATGCCGAAACCAAGATTTCAGCAACAGATGTGTTTGACAAAGATGTCTGGGACTCGCAATTTGTTGAAGATGCAAATACATGGATTACATCAGCCGTGATTGATGGGATGATTGAAATATCTGGAATGGGTTCAATCAATAACCCAGCAAATCAAAATAACCCAGATGTATTGAGTATTATTGAACAAAGAAGCGCTCGCATGGCGCTGCTAAATGGAACAACTAAATCAATAATTGATTCCGTATTCGAAAAGACTGCTGGAAAATCACATGCAGAATTTGTTTTTGCTCTTGAAGAAGCATTAACCACATCCACCGCTTCACGGATTGCAACCATTGCTCGGACAGAAGTTTCTGGCTCCTTTAATAGCGGAATGATGGTTGCAGCAAAAGATGCAGGATTCACAAGAAAATCATGGGTTCCTCTTTCTGATGACGGCTCACGACACAATCATGCGTCAATTGAAAACTCAATCATCGATATTGATGAATCTTTTGTGATTGATGGGAAATCAATTTCTTATCCAGGCGACATCAATGGTGTGCCCGACGAAATTGTTAACTGCCGCTGCACATTGCGCTTTTCATAGTCACACTATACAAATCTGTATAGACTAATATAACGCTACAACAATTGTATTGTTTTATAAGTTATATTGCATGCGGAGGGCGTTTTGGAACACAAGCAAGTACAAGTATCAGATGTCATTAATGTCGACACCATTGAAGGTGTTGCGGAAGCGATTGTCTCAGTAACAAATATCGTTGACTCGGTTAATGACATTATTGTCCCAGGTGCCTACAAATCAACCCTAAAGAAGCGCAATCCTAAAGGAGTTTGGTCACATGACACAAACATCCCAGTCGCCAAAACCCTTCGCGTAGAAGAGTTGATGCCTGGCGACCCTCGCTTGCCAATGGACTTGATTGGGAAAAATGCTGGCGCTCTTTTGGTACGCATGCAGTTCAACCTGAACACAACTCGCGGTCGTGATGCATTCCACGATGTTCAGTTCTTTGGACCAGAACAAGAGTGGTCAATCGGGTATTCGGTCGGCGAAGGCAAGTCAAATACAGATACCAAGACTGGCATCCGCAAAATTAACGAACTTGAACTCTACGAATATAGCCCAGTTATATTTGGTGCTGCCCCCCATACACGAACACTATCCGTTAAAGAGGATGGGTTCAGCGAGGAAAAAGCAAAACCAGGCGATATAAAAATTGGAGACTTTGTTTCTTGGAATTCATCTGGTGGAACCGCAAGAGGAAAGATTGAATACATCATGCGTGATGGGACCCTCGGCGTCCCAGAATCTGATTTCAGTATCAATGCAACGCCAGAAGACCCAGCGGCATTAATCCGTATTTACAGAAAAGGCACAGACGGCTGGGAAGAGACAGAAACGCTTGTGGGACACAAGGTTTCAACATTGCGAAAGATTGAAGACCTTAAAGCATCTTCTGATGTTGAGGAAACTAAAGCAATAGAAGCAATCTATTCCGACATTGATTTTAGTATTCCGAGTGGCGTAAAAAAACAAGCAGAGATTGGACTTAACTGGTCAAAAGAGTACGGTCGCGGCGGTACTTCGGTAGGCAAAAATACAGCCAACTACTTGTTAAACAATGAGACAGTTTCTCCTGATAAGGCACGACATATTGCTCGATACTTCCCTCGTCATGAAGGAGAACAGTCCTTGCCGAAGAATAGCGACCCTGGCGCAGATGGCTACCCAGGAAACGGCGTTATCGCGTGGAAACTTTGGGGTGGAGACGCAGGACGCCGCTGGTCGGAAAAACTTGTCGATGCAATGAATAGCCGCGATGATGAAAAAGACATGTACACAGACTCTCCTAGCGGCACACCATCAAGTTTTGGCACACCACAAGGAATTGGCATTGAACCACGCCAGCCTCGTTCCGCCCGAGTTCCTAGAAAACCACGAGAAAACACAAAAGACATGCATTCAGACCCCTCAGAGATGGAAGACGAGACAGAGATGGCAATGTCGCCAGGTTCATATTCCGACAAAGGACTCAACGAACGACAAATGTCAATGGTTGATGACTACTGTGAAATCGTTGCAGAACATGGACTGTTTAATCAAACAGCAATGGCTGACGGTGCGCACTACGCAGAAGAAAATCCATTTGTTGCAGAAGGATTAAAATGCGCCAATTGCGTATTCTATGAAGGTGGTCAAAAGTGCCACATCGTAGAAGGGATAATCAAACCAGATGCAATTTGCAAATTGTGGATTATTGACCAGACACTAATTAGT